CTCGCTTTCTCCTAAGAAAGTTTAAGAATCCAAAAGATGGGTTGGCGGCCAAAACCCGCCACTGCGTTTTCTCCTCATAAGATACGCAGAAAAGACTCTCAAATTTGAGGTTATGCTGTTTCAGACAACACGCGAACTGGTGGTTGCTTCCCTCAACCACACAAGGGCCATACTAACCTATATGGTGGCCTTCGTTTTATTGAGAAACGTAGGGCAAAAACTCACCAGCTGGCACTGGATTTAAACCGCAATAATAAAAATATTTGCGGACCACTGTGTGGTGCCAGTGAATGTGCAAGACGCATAAGGCTGAAGCGTATTGCCATCCGGGATCCCGGCTGAAGCCCCGCTGATAGACGCACGGTAGGTCCCGTAGTTAACCAGCGAGGCAAAATGGGTGAAGCCCACAGGTGCACCATTATAAAGTGCACCAAACTCCATCTGACTCATAGCACCGGCACTTGTGACGAACAAGCTATTGACAATGACGATGTAAGCACCTCCTCGCAGAGTAACAACAGTGCCAAGAACTGTGCAGGAGATGTTGTTTTGAACAACGTCAAAGCTAGGAGCAGTCGCTTGGACGCCACTAGTCAGAGCCACAGTGGTCGAAATGATACCATGGAACACTGTGTGATTTGGGGGCAGAGTATTGGGCAGCAAGATGGGGGTAATAAGATCAATATCATAATCCACCCATAACTCGCCGTTACGGCTGCCATCAGCCATACCTTCTGTGGAAAGGACAAGTTGACCAGCGTCATACGTCTTCGGATCAGAGCCTGTCGGTACGAGACCGAGACGCACATACTTGCCCTCAATTGGTGTAAGACGCCGGGGATCAGCATCGAGATAGAGGAATTGAGAGCCAAGCCCAGGCACACTCGGGGTTGTTTCCTCAGCTTGAGTAATGTTCGCAGGGATCTGAGAGATCGAGTCGTAGATGAAATTCAACACGACACGTCCCTGTTGTCCAGGCAAGGCGAACTGTGACACAGTTGGCTTGAGTTCGGAACAGAGCCGACGAAACCGGTAACGTTCAAACTTCGCAGCAATATCATGAAGCCAGGGCAAAAAGGCAGCAAGACCTGGCTGGATGATAATAGCTTGGGAGCTGAACCCGACCGAACCGTTGACGTAACCCAACGATTCGCGTTTGGTAAACGGAATTGCCCGGACGTTATCAGCACCATAACCGGTCGCCATATTAGCGACCCAGGGTGCTGGAGCGTCCAGAGCAACGTTCCGGCGGCGGGGTGGCATCTTGCCTGCTGGTTCGACAGCACGGGGATTGGCCTGCATAACAGCTTTGGCGAGCCGCTTGTTCTCCTGGGCCAACTGGTTGTTGACCTTAACAATGCTAAACTCCCACTTCGCTTGTTTGCGGCCAGGTGCATTTTGAGCCGGGCCAGACTTCGGCGGTTTAGGTTTTCCACGAGGCATTCTCGACGGGGCAAATATTTCAAAGCGCGCGGGAACGCGCAAATAAGAAAATTAAATAATAGCCCTAACCTTGTCTCTTCTTAAGTTCGTGCGGAACGTACCCTCTCTCTTGCATCGGACTGAATATCAGGGGTGTAACGCGAGTAGGTGGTTGGTTAACCACCCGCACGAACAAACAATAAAATTCACTTACGAACGCGGGAACGGCCATGTCGAGACCTGGCGGTACGTCTATCAACCGGTGCGCGAACGGCAGCGGGAATATCACGTACTTGCTCAGGCGGCCGATGCTGTGCATCGACAGGGATTATATCACCATCCAACTCCACCGGGGCCTCAGCCAACCGGTGAATGGGCATACTATCATCCAATGTCGGTGGGTACAGCAAATCATCCGCATAACGAACAGCAGTCAGCCACTCAGACCAACGCTTCCACTCAAACCCAGGGATTGTAACGGCAACGACATCCATCATCCACTCATCATGCAAATTTGGGAACTGAACGTCTTTAGTATAATGGCTAAACCAAGAAACATCCAGGCTCAAGGGTGGGGCCTTAGATTTCAGCAGGCCGAAAAAATGTGCCAAGCGCACCAGGTCCTCTATCAACGGTGTGTTCGAATCTGTCAAGGACAAAGCAGTTATCTTCTCGGAAAATTTCTCCAACGGCACGACGTTACGGGCGTGCGTTGCATGGAATTTGCCAAGACAACGGCGAATGTCGACCATGGAATTCTGGTCACCCATAAAAACATGTGGGCCATAGAAACGACCAAGAAACGAAACAACAACCAGACCATTTGGTCTGCCGAAACGTCGATGCACCTCGACTGGCTCCAGAACAGCCCCGAACTCACGAGCGATGAGGGGCAATTCAGGAGCGGGGCCGGCAACAATACCATCATCTCCACCGAACACTCCCAAAGAATCATACGCACCCCTGGCCGTCAAACCACAACGACGGTGACGAACATAGTCGATAAATGCGTTCTCAATGGTGTTAAAATCGGTGGTGTCAGCCGACCCAGAACAGCGGCCAGCGCCATTCTGGTACATTGTGCCGCCACGGAGCCGGCCACGTTTTCCATACTGAGCTTGATGCAAATCGAGCACTTGCGCCAAATAAGATTGGTACACGAGTGTGAGCAACAAAACTTCTAGATAACGCCAGCCCATGTTAACACGGCCATCCCAGCGGGAGTAGTCTGTTTCGACCACAACCTCCGCCGAGGAACAAACAGCAGCCACACGCTCAGAGATCTCCAAAGGTGTTTTGCCGGGAGCGTACCACTTACATAAGCGCAAACACTCGGCAATGGGATACATAAATCGAGAGTACTCAGCCTTATCCTTTGGATTAATCGTCGCAATAACGCGAGGATCCTTTGGTTCAGGGTAAGTCTCCGCTTTCAAAAACCCATTCACAAATCGAGCGAAAAGTGCTACGTAGCTACCAGCGGCAAAGCCCTGATTCAACTGGGCCTGCTGTGATGGTCGGGACTGTTTCTCAAAAACCGCATCGTGATCCACCGGATGTAACTGCTTGCCATCAAAGATGAAATTCAAAAATTCCATCCAAAAGCCAAGTATTTCCGGGGTAGGCTCAAAACCTTCAACAGCAATGTCGACAATACGACCGTTGATCGCACGGATCTCATTGGCGGTGCTCTGCAATGGCGCAAGGGCCTCGTCAATGAAAGGTTCCATATATGCGAACATAAGTTCAGAAGTCTCATCGTGTTTAAAAGGTTCGAAACGGTAATTACGTAGCGTCGTCCTTATTGGCGCTACAGCACGCGCAGGGCGAAGAGGGCCAACCGCAGAGCTGAAATAATCAAAAAGCACATTTCCTGCTTCGCGGTAGTCTTCCTGAGTTTTCCCTGGCGGCACGATGTCTGTAAGCACGCGAGAAATAGAAATATTCGTCCCACTCGCGAAAGACCCGAACAACAGGTCAAACTTCGACACCGGAACGGTGGCACATGCATACGAACCAACCCTAGCTAAGGTTCGCATGTGACCATCCGCACCCAACACATCAAACACTGCAAATTCACCAACAATGGGATTGAACCGAGTCAACCCGTTGCCTAGCAAAGACGAAAGCAAACGCAAGGCAACAGGGGGGAAAAAGGCAATAGGAGTCAACAAAACAGCACAATGGTCATCAGAAAGGCGCCGTTTATCTATAAGATAGACATGCCCCGCCGACAGCCACCCACTCGACTTGACTACTACACAATCGCCATCCCAAGCCCACAGTTTGTGAATGTAGCGAGCACCGCCCTGGACCTGATAATCAATCGCACCGTCAGCACGGAACGTATACGAATAATCAGAGGACACACGAGCAGCCCGCTCAGGAACTACAGTGTACAATATGACAGGATGGCCATCGAGGACTCGGTCAGATAAGTCCTCAAC